TTAAACAGCCTGGCCATTCAATACATTGATAGAAGTCGAATTATCATATTCTTTTAGATAGCGTCCATAATGTCTGAAGAGCATCTCTGGCCCCTTGTGACCCATCTGAGCTGCAAGCCAGAAAAGGTTTACACCGCGGCTGATCAGACGTGTGGCGAATGTGTGCCGGGTCTGATAGGGGTTGCGATATCTGATACCAGCTTTCCGTAGCGTTGGCACCCAGGCTTTTTTCCTGATGGCGTCAGCGCTGGCCCATGGCTTGTTTGTCTTTGGATCCTCAAAGACACAACCGTCCTTCATGAAGCTGAATGGCTTTTGATCGTTGAGTGCGATCATTGCTTCCTCTGTTAATTCTACTTTGCGCGTTCCCGCCTTCGTTTTAGTCCCTTTCGTTACGCCCGACACGCTGGCGCTCTGTACGTGTGCCGTCTTCCCAATGAAATCGATATCCTTCCAGCGGAGTGCGCATAGTTCTGAGCTGCGCAGCCCTGTCTGGATCGCAAACCTGAATAAGTTCTCCCATTGTTTATTTCCTGTTGATATTAACAGTGCGCTAACCTCAGCTGGTGATAGCGGATCGACAATATAACTACTTTCTGCATCGTTTTTATTACTTTGATACCGTGATGCCGTGACCAGCGAAACGGGGTTAATCTGCAGCACTCCATCAGTCACAGCTTCATCCAGCGACGAGCGCAGAAAAGAAAGCTGGTTTCTGATGGTTTTCAGTGTTGTTTTCTGGCTCTGGATCCATTGCTTTAATACCGCTGGCGTTAATTCACCGGCTGGTAATATGTGCAATGACGATAATGCACTTCGGCATTTTTTATAACCACCAATTGTTGATGGCGATAAATTACGTGTCTCACAAATAACAATATATTCGTCAAGGTACATTTTTACGGTTTTACCAGATGCAGCATTACCGAAAATTTTTAAACGTGCAGAACGAGGGAAATATTCTGCATAATTAAAAGTCCCTCGTTCAATTTTATTATGGATTTCGCCGAGGGTTCTCTCGGCGTATTTGATGTTTTTATTATTTACTTCGAGGTTGGATAGTGGTTCCCTACATTTAACCCCCTTATAAGTAAATGTGATATTAATAGTTTCCCCATTGCTATGTTTCCTGATGGTCACGCCGCGTGGGAGTTTAGGCGATTCTGTCGAGCCCATTTTGCTACCTCACTAAGATCTATCCATCTTTCCTTAACGCCTTCGACTTTGAGCACCTGAACTCCTTCACGCCACACACCGCGTTGTACACGCTTGTTGATCGCATCAGGAGTTTCGCCTGTCTCTTTGCAATAAGTTGAGATGGGAACACAATCGAGGCTCAGCATAGATTTCTCCACTGCCCGGCTGCACCCGGGCGATTAGGGTTATTATTCGTCGCTTGAAGGCAATAGTTTCTGCCAGATTGCCGATACATATTTTGCTTGATGGCGGGCATCGGCCAATGCGTTGTGGGCTACACCATCAAATGGCATATTTCGTTTGGGGTCGAAACCAAGTTGTTTACCGAGCAGCACCATGGTACGCACGTCGCTGTCGTTCCAGAATTGCCACGGGCAGGTTTGGCCAGCGCGATCGTAGGCTGAACGTAAAATCACGTTGTCGAACGTGGCACCATTGCCCCAGACTTTCAAGTAACGCGGGTTGTCAGAGTTGCGGCTGATGAATGAACTGAGTTCGGAGAGTGCTTCCGCGATGTGCTTGGTATCGTCAGTACAAATAGCTGCACGGGCCTCTGATGATTGTTTCAGCCACCACAGGATGGTGTCACCGTCAGGAGTCGCTCCCTGATCCATAGCGCTGGCGAGGTTGACAGCCACATAGAACTCTGCGCCCAGATCTCCAGTTTGTGGATCAAAGAACACAGCACCGATCGTGACGATTGGCGCAGCAGGCTTAATACCCATAGTTTCGAGGTCGACCATTAAATGGTTCACGTTAATTTTTCTCCTGTTTCTGCGCTGCAGCTAACATAGCCGACAGCGCTGTGTTCTGGTCCATTGCCTCTGTAAGGGCGACAAAGGTCACATCCAGCCTTGACGCTATGTCTTGCATCAATTGGGCTGCTGCTGGCGGTAGTTCTGGTGCTGCAGCATACGCTGCGGCAACCAATTCTTTCACTTTCACGTGTGCCATTAGCGCCGCTCCATAAGTTGGTTAAAGCGGTTCATGAACATGCCGTAAGACTGACCAGGGCGGACGGGATTAATCACAAATTGGTCGGTGGGAATAATGCCGTCGAGCATTGGCCAGTGGGTACCGTCGTCGATCTCAAAGTCGCGACGTTCGCTGGCCAGCATCACAAGATCGGCATACTTCACGGTCGGGTGCTTCTCAGCAGGCAGACCAAATTTTTGACGGATAGCAGTATCAACTCGATCCTCGATGGCTCGGTAGTCCGGGAGCAGGCGTTTAAGCGGTGCTGGGATATCCTGCAAATAAGCCTCTGCGGCATCGTGCAGCAGTGCTTCAAGTGCAAACTCCTGTGGTACCAGGTGGCTGGTTAATACACTGTGCTGACCGACGCTGTAGAACTCCGGCAGGTGGCCGGCAAAGCGGCAAATATTCGAGAGCGCATTTGCAATATCTTCGATCTCAATGGTGTCCTGCTGGATATCGAGATAGTTAAAGTGTTTGCCAGTAAAGGTTTGAATAAAGCTCATCGTATTTCTCCATTTAATTGCGCTCTGCACAGCGCTGATTTTTGGGTGTAAGAATCCCTCGCCAGGCGGCGATAAATTGCAGGATTACGCTTTAATAAATCCCCGCAGCGACAGGGATTTAATGGAGAGCAATCAGGCTTTGAAGTTACCGATAAAGGTTTCTACCGGTTTGCCGTCGAACTTGCCAACCAGCAGATCGCGGAACTCATTGGCGACCGCTTCTTCCTGGGCTTCCAGTTGGACAATACGCAGAACGAATACCGGATCGCTACTTTTGAGCAGGCTATTGCGCAGACTGAAACGACGTTCGCCCACAGAGGCTGTTCAATGAGCGGCCTCGATGATCGCCCATTAATTGAAAATGACAATCATTATCGTATGGGTCCTCCCGGCGGGATGCCCTTCCACGGGGCGGCGCGCTCGCGGGAATCGGCTAGTTTTCTGGATCCATGGTCATCATCATCATTTGCGCAGGTTTTTGATTTTATTGATGCCTGTTTTGCAATGATGTCGAAACGGTTAAAAAGTGTTCACCATCATGGATCAGGAAATCGCTTCTCTGAAGCTGAATATTAATCAGCTGGCGGGCATAACCAATGTCCACCGCCAGACGGTGGCCGCCAGGCTGAAAAATGTCGAACCAGCACCAGGCAGCAACAGCAAACTAAAACTGTTTTTAGTGACCGACGTTCTGGCGGAATTAATGATCCCAACGGTTGCAACCAGTCTGGAGGATATGCCACCGGCGGACAGGCTGGCGCACTGGAAGGCGGAGAACGAGCGGATCAAATTTGAGCAGGATACGGGGCAGCTTATCCCGGCAGATGAAGTGGCCAGAGAGTTTTCAGTCATGGCTAAAGCCGTTGTGATGGTGCTCGAAACGCTTCCCGATGTACTCGAGCGAGATTGCGCGCTTTCCCCTGCAGCGGTTGCCCGGGTGCAGAGTGTGATTGACGATTTGCGCGACCAGATGGCCCAAAAGGTCATGGAAGCCGAAGCAGAGGAGGATGAGCCAGAGGAGGACTGATGGCAAAGCGGGCATCCGCCAGGGGGATCCGACGGGATGTCTCCGGAATTTTACGCGCGCCACGCCGCATGCTGGTTGCCGACGCGGTAGCCGAGTATATGCGTGTGCCGATGGGCGCCGGTAACTCGGTCCCATGGGATCCTAATCTGGCCCCATATGTTATAGAGCCGATGAACTGCCTGGCATCGCGTGAGTACGATGCTGTGGTATTCGTTGGTCCCGCGCGAACGGGTAAGACGATTGGCCTGATTGACGGATGGATCGTATGAAGTGGCTAACAGCGTAAACGCATCGGCGATCAGCGCGTTGACGACCCGGGTCACGAATGATGAGGGTAAAATCACCTCTCAGGGCCAGTCGATCACCAGCCTGCAGAATAGTCTGGGGAATAAGGCGGACGTCGGTGCGGTTAATTCGTTGACGACACGAGTCACGCAGGCTGAAGGTAAAATTGAGTCTGCGGCCAGTAGCCTGACTAGCCTGAACAGCACGGTGGGTGACCTGTCATCTACGGTGCAGGCGCAGGGGCAGACGCTGGCTGACACGAACGGCAAGCTCAACTCGATGTACTCGATCAAGGTTGAGACTGACAACGGGAAAAATGTCGGCGCTGGTATCGTGCTGGGGAGTGATGGCGATACCAGCGACATGATCCTGTACGCTGATCGGTTCTCATTGTTCAACCGCAACAGCAAAGCAGCTGTGCCGGTGATGATTGCTGAGGGTAACGAGCTCTACATTGATTCGGCCCGTATTAAAAACGGCTCTATCGATAACGCGAAAATTGGCGATTTCATTTGTTCCAGTAACTATAACTGGGCTGATGGTTCGACAGGCTGGCTCATCTCCAAAGATGGAGCCTGCCTGTTCAATAACGGGAGGTTTCGCGGCACCGTCTATGCAGATGGTGGTGAATTTAATAACGTCACCATCCGCGAAAACTGCAATGTTCTGGGAACAGTCCAGGCAGCGAAGATTGTCGGTGATGTTGGCGCGTATGGTATCAATATCGCCCAGCATCGATCACGTTCCATCCCTAAAGCGACATGGGTATGGTATGACCTGATGGTCGTAGATCGTCAGCCATTCGCACAGCGAGTTCAGCTGGTTGGAGCGTTACGTCAGGATGACAAGATCAATATTTCAGGTTCAGGTGATTTTTCCGCTGAACCGGGCTATTGCATCTTGATGCGCACCGCCGGCGCAACATCAGGTGGTGGCGCTATGACGTGTGCAATCAGTATTGACGGCATTTTGTATGCGCAAGAAGGCGACTCGATGAAGGTCCAGTCGATGGACTTCGTTGTTCCCGCTGGTACTGGCCAGACTGTCGTGCGTTACGGATATTATCTGGACCGCAACGGCAGTATGAAAGGCGCTATTTTGTCCCGCTTCCATGCATTTGCTTCCCGAAATTCCAATATTATTCGCGGTGCATCAAGTGATTAGGAGGATAGAAAAAGGGGCCATCTGGCCCCTTTGATTTATATGTGCTGATAATTTGAATATGGTCATCAACACCTAAAATCGCTAAGGGGATAAGATCGCATCATGGGGGCTGCTAATTATATTCTCCTGACATCCATAAATCTGCTTCTTCAAACATCTCCTGAACTGTACGGCTAATTTGTTCCTTTTCGTGTTTGCTCGCATCTGTATTAATCGCCGGGAGAGTCATCATCGGTTTAACGCGGACATCTGCATCCGGGAAAATTTGATGGATGCGTTTAGTCAGTTCAGCAGCAATGATTTCTTTGGCTCCGTCCAGTCCGGCAAAATTTCTTTTGTCATAAACGAGTTCTACAAACATTTTTGCACTCCTATTTACTGTGTTTATATACAGTGTATATACTGTGTTTATGTACAGTGTCAAGTCGAGAGGGCAACATCATGGGTTTTCCATCACCAGCGAAAGATTTTGAAGAGCATAGGATTTCTCTCGATGAGAAGTTTATTCACCATCCCTCAGCGACCTATTTTATGCGAGCGGGGAGCACCTACTATCGGGCTGGGATCATCCAGGGGGCTTTACTGGTTATCGATGCGTCCCTGAGTCCATGTGATGGATCACTGCTCGTCTGTGCGATGGAGGGAGAATTTAAGATAAGGCGGTATAGGACAATGCCCGATCAACATCTTGAGAATCTACTGACCGGAAAAAGAGAGGAACTACCGAGGGATGATTTCGATGACAAACCGCCAGTGGTATTTGGGGTGATTACTTACATCATCAATGACGCCAGAATCGGTGAGTTTGACGATAACCCAGTGATGTGAATTTCGACAGTATTTCACCCCCATTTCACCCCATTAACTCCCCGTACAAAAAATAGGCATAAAAAAACCAGCCTTAAAAGGCTGGTTTCTCAGGGATTTTTGGTCGGCACGAGAGGATTTGAACCTCCGACCCCCGACACCCCATGTCAGGAGTTAACTTTGCTGTTATCTGAACGGAGGCTTGATGGATAAGGTGGCTTGATTTTTTTAAAAGCATATAGAATAAAAATTAAGTAACTAAATAATATTATTCGAAATGGCCATATATTAAGTGGTTTTGGGGTGGTTGTTTTGAATGCGTCAGGTTGAATAAATGTATAAAGTAATATGAGTAAAAGTAATGCAGCGAAAATAATTCCAGAGATAGCTATTGAAATTTTAATTACTTTGAAATTATTGAAAGCTAAATGGAGGATTTTATGTAATGTTCCTGTTTTTCTTTTTAGTGGCTTCACATCGATCAGCGTACCTTTGACTTGTAAACCATCGCTATCGCCGGTATGAAGTATTTCAATTCTGGCTCCATTCTTTTTTTCAAGATAATCGAATGAAATCAATAGGTTGTTCTTATTGTTTTGATCGGTTTTGATTTGAATGTTATTTGTTTTATTGTTTGTTCTTTGAATATTAGATCGAAGAATCTCAACTCCGTTACTTGCCTCAATGCGCAGAGGGTCAATGGTTTTAAGTGCTTCGCCGCTTATGACTTTATTACCTGAATTCCAAATGATAAATACAGATGAAGAAACTTTTTCAACTGGAACATCATCATATGTAATATTTATCTTCTTAGGTAAACTTGACTCAAAACCACCAATCAAACTATTGAACTCAAGATGACTAGAAATTTTTGAAACTGCTCTTGTTAAGAAAATAGAAAAAATTGCTACTAATATACCTCCAATTCCGATGAGACTGCCAGTGGATGGGATCGAAAGCCAATCAGAAAAAATTTGCCAAACGTTCAT